AGAACCAACAAATGCATCTACAGCACCGACATCGAAATGTTTATAGTCAATGGTGGGCAGATAATAGTTAGGATCTTCGTTGAACTCTAGATTATAGAATTTAAAAAATTCTCGCCATATGCTATGTAGCCTGATAAAATTAATGTGTTCGCCAAAGGGAAATGCCGTGCCTTGCCAGCATCCTACCCAGGTATTAATAAACACGGTTTCCTGATCTGGACTATGAGCTACGCGTGTGCGTTGCTCCATCAGGGGTATGTTGTTAAGACCCAGATGTTCTACATTGTGTTCAGCATATAGGTCTCGTAGTATATCTGGATGATTGTTATGCGCATAACCAAACTTAATGTCTGGCATCTGACGCATCATTTCACTGACATACTTCTTACCTAAAAAACAATCACCATTATGGAACTGATTAAAGAAAACTAAATTTTTCATTAAATGTCATCTTTGGTAATGATCTTAAACTCTGGACACGGAACAACTAATGCGCCACCGGCTTCTAGGAATTCAGTTTCACGTTTGACAAATTCGTCAATAAAGTGCCAGGGCAGTACCAACAAGTAGTCGGGTTTAGCTGCTCGCATTTCTTCTTCGCTTACAATTGGTATGTCTGTGCCTATGGTTTTTCTACCAAATTTATAGGGACTACGTTCAGCAATGGCTACTATGTCCTTGTTGGTAATACCAAAGTATTGCAACAATGTATTGCCCTTGGTGCTGGCGCCATAACCATACACAGTTTTACCTTCGGCTCGGGCATTTCTTAAAAATTCTGTTACGTCTAGTTTTAATTTTTCTAGACGCTGACCAAATACGGCCCAATTTTCAGCATCGGCAATGTCACAGGTCTTTTCCTGTTCTAATAGAGCGTCGGTTCTGTATGCACAGACCTGACGTAACTGAGCAGTACCAAAAATCTTTGGATCAGCTGTATCACGAGCTACATAGATTCTTATGCTACCGCCATTGGTATCATTAACATTGGCATCTACAATCATGAATCCATGCTGACTAAACAAGTATGCCAGGCTGGTTAGACTATAATAGTATACATGTTCATGACAGATGTTGTCAAATGCCATTTGTTCCATCATCAATGGTGTATAGCTCATTTGCAATACCATGATGCCATCGTCAGCCAGGACTGCATCTAGGTCTTTGATAAAAGGATTTGGATCATCTAGATCATAGAACATGGCAATGCACGTAATAACTTTTGCTTTTTCAGCACCATAGCCAGTCTTTTCCCAGGCCTCTTTGTTAAAATAATCCTGTACAATGGTTCCATGTTTGGAACTTTCTGCATAGTATTCGTCATCACAGGGATCTATACCAACCTTGACCATGTCAGTTGGAACCTGTCGCAACAATGTGCCATCATTACAGGCTATGTCCAACCAGATGTCGCCGGGTTTATAGTTTATGCGACTGGTAATTTCAGCAACAATGCTGCCTAGCTCCTTGGTCATGGTGGCATTAGTACCACTTCGATACCAATAACGTCCCCACATGGCTTCAGCTGGCGGAAGCGTTTCGGATTTTAAACGGACGGCACCAATGCTTTCATCTAGATATAAATCTAAACTATACTTGGTTCTGTCAGCACTGCTTTCGTCAGCAGTTAAAAAATCACTGACATAGTGATCGCCTAGTTTTAAGATGGGTTCAGTCATATATTTTTTCCTCTATGATTTCACTGTTAAATTGTTCGTTGATCTGTTTTTTAATTTCTGCTCTGTGAGCATTGGCTTCATGTGCATGCTGACAAACAGTAGCAAAGGCCAGTTTGTCTAGATTTTCTTCTCGTATTAGTTTGGTAATGACATCCTGATGTGCCCAGAGTTTTTCATTCACATCTCGTAATTCTATATGAAAATTATCCAAGTGTCGATCCTGAAGTGGAAAATAAATCAGATTTAATTCTTCTAGTTCAACCATGATGTTGTGTCGTTGTTCTGTGTTGGTTACATGTTGCATTTTAATTTCTAGTATGGTAATTTTGTCTACTAATTCACCTAGACTTATGGGAGCCAGTATCATGCATTATCCTTTTCAAATTGAGCTAATTTTACGTCATGCTGTACCATATCTCTAACCAGGGTTTCAAAGCTAGTAGTTGGTGCCCAGTTTAGTTTGGTCTTGGCCTTGGTGCAGTCACCTAATAATAATTCTACTTCGGCTGGTCGATAATACTGTGGATCTATGCTTACCCAGGTTCGGCCTGTCACGGGATCAACACCTATCTCATCAGTACCTTCACCAGTCCATTCTAGATTAACTCCAATTTCTTTGGCAGCTAATTCACAAAATGTACGTACTGTCTGTGTCTGTTCCGTGCTAATGACAAAGTCTTCGGGCTGATCTAACTGAAGCATAGCATGCATGGCTCGTACATAATCACGAGCATGACCCCAGTCTCGTTTAGCATCTATGTTGCCTAGACGCACTGCACTGACATTATTGTCTACGGCCATGCGACCAAAGTGTCGGGTAATCTTACGGGTAACAAAGTTTTCGCCTCGGCGTGGACTTTCATGATTGAACAATATGCCTGCACAGGCAAAGATGCCATAGCTTTCTCTGTAGTTGGTTGTAATCCAATGCGCAAATAACTTACTGCAACCATAGGGACTGCGAGGATAGAATGGAGTATTTTCGGTCTGTGGAGTTTCGCGAACCTTGCCAAATAGTTCGGACGTAGACGCCTGATAGTATCGGATCTTATGTGTTAGGCCCAGGCTGCGAATAGTATCCAGAATACGGAGAGCGCCCAGAGCATCAACATCTGCAGTATATTCGGGTAACTCAAAAGATACTGCCACATGGCTCTGAGCTGCGAGATTATAAATTTCATCAGGTTTGACCTCATTGATAATGTTACGGATATTAGTACTGTCAGTAAGGTCTGCATAGTGCAGAATAATTTTGTCTTCGATTTTTTTAATGTTTGGGTGACTTACATAACTGCTATTACGTCTAATCAGGCCATGAACTTCATAACCCAACTCAAGTAAATATTCGGCGAGATAACTACCATCCTGGCCGCTGATGCCAGTGATTAATGCTTTCTTCATGATAACCTTTCATCAAATCAGTAATATATTATATATCTAGAATTTGGAGTTTAAGTTGCTTCCAGGATTGTTTGCGTGAATTTTCTGTAGGACTTCTTTGAACCCATTGTCCATTTTTCTAATCCCGAGTCTTACTGGATCGCCTAATGAGGGAGCACCTGATATGGTCTTGAGGACCTGGCCCTGAACTTGACACTTAGGGCATGGTTCGGTAATAGGTAGGTCTCTATCCGCGATTTTTAATGCTGCTTCAAACTCGTGATTGCATGCTTCGCATTTATAATTGTATAAGGGCATATTATTATTTATGAAGTTATAGAGTTGATGAAAGCATCGCGGGCTAGATTCTTTCCCTTGCTTTCGCACTGGATATCAAAGTCTTTATTAAAGCCAGCGGCCCAGGCATTGACTGCGTTATTCCAATAATAGTCACTATGAGCACGTAGTTTGCTTTTCTTAAAGCCTGCATCCAATAGCGATTGCATGTCCGGTCTGATGTCTGGATCATGATCTGGTATATAGTCTTCACGACTTACACTGTAATGTATGGCCGGTCTGACGCCGCGCCAGCTATCCTGTATGTGTTTAACTCGGTCATCGTCGGGCTCTATGTATTCACCCGTACGAATCCAATGATGATGTATGTCCAGTACCAAGGCTACATGGTCCTTGAGCAGTAGACTTTCTTCTATGCCATGACGCATTTCGTCATTTTCTATGGTAATGGTATTGCGAGCTTCAGTACTTAATCTGGGCAAGGCAGCTATGATGCCTGCAGCACCTAGCTTACCAGCAATATGAACATTGCATTTAAAGTCCTGGAATTGCTGACCATAGCCCATCCAGCGGATTAGGTCTGCATGATATTCAAATTCTTCTAGACTTCGTTCTACAATACGAGGATTATCAGAAGCCAGGACACAAAACTGACCTGGATGAAAGCTAAGGCGAACGTCAGCCAACCGGCCCAGATTTCCGACTTCAGCCAGCGCTTTTTCAGCATATGCTCGGACATCGTTTCGCTTCCAAAAATAACTCCAAGTAGGCTCAGTATATACAGGAAGGATATCACTGCCCAATCTAACCATTCTGCGTGAAACATCTAGTTCTCCAACTTTAGTAATTAATAATTTAATGCTATTTATGTTATGCACCATCAGATCCCAGAGACGCTGTTCGGCATCTTCGCGAGTCTGACGGTTTAACCAGGCAACAGTAGTCACTCGGGTATTCCAGCTGCGAGCTACGTCGTCAGTTTTAAATCCATTGATCTGTTCTGGGGTGTCGATCCATTTACAACAAAATCCTACTCGACCCATGCTATGCAGCCCATTAAAATGATGAGCATGATGCAGATATAAAACATTATATTAGGTTCTTTCTTTTCATGACCATAATAAAACCCTGCTTCTCGCGCACTGCGAGGAAAACTATGATAATTACTACGATTATAGTCTCTATGACCAGCCCAGTTATCAGTACGACTGTCTTTATTTTCTATCAAGATGTTCTCCTACAAAATATAAAATTAGTATGGCCACCCCTATGCCCCAAAGACCAAATACCTTTAGCGCCATGAAGGTGATTAAAAATGAAACTATAAATCCAATTAATTCCTTTTGATATTTCATTTTATACTCCCAGATAGATCTGCCTGAGTTTTGTCTTCACGAATCTCCAAAAAGATCGGAAGGAATAAACTAGCAGTAGTACTTGAAGATTTGTTTGTAATGCGAGCATTATACTTGATAGCCACAATTTTACCAACAACATCCTTTGCTTTAATACTGTTACGATCCTCGTCATTGAATCCACTCCCCACGTTAACACGAACCTGACCATCGGCACTTTCACATACCAAGGCCCCCAATTTTCCAACATTTTTGCCTGTGCCTTCTTCCCAACCTATAACACGAAGGTCACATTCTAATTCGCCCTTGAACTTAATCAGGCTCTTAGATCGTTTATTTTCCCAGACAGCAGTAGTATCTTTTAAGATGATACCTTCGTAACCATTGTTAAAATATTCCGTAAACTTTTCTCGGGCCTGATCTAGATTATCCACCATGCTGTATTCTACAACATGTATTTTAGGTGAATATATTTGTCTTGTCAACCAGTTAAATCTAAAGTCATAGACTCGATTACTTTGGCCAGCTTTAAAATCTTCTAGGCTGACTATGTCCCAGAGTGTGGCATGTACTAGCTGAGCTTCAGTAGGTTTAATAGTTCCCTTGACTGCTTTGTTTAGTATGCCATTGCCGGTCTTGCGATCCATGATCACACCTGTGGCGTCATGCACGGTTAATTCGCCATCGAATACAACATCGGCACCAGCGGCCAATCTGATGAATTCACTTTCTAATTCACCTAGTAGATCCACGGTGCGACCATTGCGAGTTTTAAATTCACATTTGCTATTGTGCACTATGGCATTAAAGCGCATGCCATCCATTTTAAGCTGCACCATGGCAGGCCAATGCATCTTGTCTATGAGTTTATCGTCATAGACGCTGGCCAACATTACGGGGTATTCGTGAATCAACCCTGGCCAGATTTTATTAATGGTGGCTTCAGACACTCCACAACGAAGGTCTTTGGCAATGATGCGTTCTATGACAGTAGCATCAGCAGCATGTACACTGCCCAGAACAATTTTCAGATGCTCAATGCCTGCATTGCCAGTTACTGTTCTGCTGCTAAGCAGACTCAGTCTGGACATGGCTGAAGTTAAGCTATCTTTGCCCTGGGACTTATATTCTGGAATTTTGCGAATATAGAATTGAGTATAGGGATCATAGGCCAATCTAAAAGCTTCACGCAGATCAGCGTTGTCTTGTTCACGAGTCAGAACTGCTTCTTTATGCAGACGACTGGCACTGCTATTAATTTCATCAAGAATATCTAATATCATAACCATATTATAGTATAAATTGTGGCCTGTGTCAAGCTATTTGTACCGAACCGAATGCGGTAGTATACTCGTATATCTTTGTTTTAACCTGTTTATTTGGGTGCTGTACCTTGATGTCATTGACTATGACAGGTAAGTCGTCCAGGCTGTTGATAAAGCCATGCATGTGCCAGCCCTTGTTGCGTCCTATGCTGTCTATAACCGCATATTCCAAGATCAGTTTAGGCTTAAGCAGGCTATTCAA